ATGTTTCGCAGACAAATTTAGAAGAACTAGCTTCTCCTGGTGGAGTGAAATCAAAGCTGGCACTATCATTTGCTCTTGCATCTAAAAAAGTTTCTATCGTATCTGCATCTGTTTCTGATACCTCAAAAGTAAAGTTAAATATTTTTGGATTCTGATGTTGAGCCAATCCAAATAATACTCTATGTTCATAGCCATCAGCAAAACGAACTGTTCTAGTTTTTGGTGCGGATCTTTTTTGTTGCCCGTATTTTGGAGTTATTGAAGGGAAGGTAGCCATTAAGCAAGTAAACCTCCAGGTCTTTTCTGTTGTACTAATTCAGATTGTACCGCTACTGATATAAGACGGCCAAGTTCTCTACCTTGTTCTTCATCTCCTTCTACAGCCGAACCAGAAGCATCTACGTTTACTACTACATTTGTAGAACCTCCTAACTGATTGTTTGGAATTATAGTTCCTGCTCTATCAGGTACAAATAATTCTGGCCCTTTTTCTCCTACGATTGAAGCCTTACCTACAGGTGGCCTACCTCCATTTGCAAATCCAGGAATACCAATAGCTCCTAAGAAGGAGTTAACACCAAATTGTAAAAGTGATCTTTGAATTTGTGCAAATACACTACTCGCAACATCTCCAAGTGTTTTGGTTCCGTTTATTGCACCTTCAAGAGCATCAACTATTCCTGTTTCTATACTGCTGGCAATACTGTCATACAGGTTTTTTACCTTTTGTATTTCTTCTTGCTCTTTAGCTAACACATCTAATTTATCTAATTTTTTCTTTATCTCATCTTCAGTTATGTCTACAGTGCCTTTCATTATTTCTTGTATTCTCATTTCAGTCTCAAACTCTTTTTCTGAGAGCGTATTTTTTAATGTAGCCTTTTCAATCTCTGCATCTAAATCTGCTAAACGATCTATACCTAGTTGTGCTTCTGGTGTTAATTTTTTACCAGATTTACCTTTAGAAATAACATTTGGTGTTTGTTGAAATCTTTTCAACATTTCTTCCATTATTGCTGTTGTAATTGGTCCAGAACTTTTACCTCTCGTTCCTCGTAGTTCTGCTAACTGTTGCTCAAAAAATTCTTTCTGTGATCCCTTTAAACTTTTTCTAAACTCTCTAAATTGCCCTGCGGTTGCATCGGCAGATATACTCTTGTTTAAAAAACTTAATAAGTCCGTTAAGGGACCAGCTATAAACGCATCAAACTTAGTCTTTAATATTCCGATGAGTCTATTAAATTCACTAGATACCTCATTTAGTTTTCTTAAATTTTCTACTCCTTTACTGCCTACTATCTGTTGATACTCATTGGATAATAAATTATTTAACTGCTGTACCTTTCCTTGTCTTTCTAATTGACGAGCCAGTTCTTCGGTTTCGTGTGATGTAAATAAAGATCGCTCTCTTGCAAGTTCTAACTTTCCATTCAAAGTACCCATCTTTTTGGCTGTTTCAAGAGATGCTTGACCAATTTGTTGTAACTGAGAAACTAATGCTGTAGCTGCAATAGAACCAGCAAAACCACCACCAGGACTTGCTGCCTCACCTAACGCACCACCAATAGCACCTGGTATGGATTGTGCTAATCCACCTCCGAATAACAAAGGAAAACCACCACCAATCGCAGCACTTTTTACGATTGCTTGCCTTCTACTCTTATCAAATCTTATTTGTTTTTCTTTTTCCCTAGCTAATCTTTTTTCTTCTGCAACCCTTTCTTTTGCTAAACGTAAATTTTCAGCGTCTTTTAAGTTTAATAGTTGTGCTTCACTTACTAAATTTTTTGCGGTTCTAAATTTACCTTTATCTACTAATGCTTTTGCTTGATCTAATTTTAATTGTTGTTTTGATGTATCTAATTCAAACCTATTTAATTCATTTAATTTGTTTTGAGTACTTTGAATAGACTTCAGTACCGTTAATTGTCTACCCTTCTTAAATATTGGATCTTTTTCGTTTTTTCTTTTAGCATCTTTCGTAAATCTTTCTAACTTTGCCTTTAACGCATTAAGTTCTGCCTCAAAATTTTGAGCATTTAACTTTATATTAACTTCGTAAACAGCGTCATTTGCCATCTAACTTTGTCGCTTAAATTTAGATTCTTTTCCTATTCTGTCATATTCTGCCTTTTCTCGCTCACTTTTTAACTGTAAATATGAACTCCAATATATCAATTCCTCTATTGTTACTTTATTTCTAAAATCTTGTAACGTATAGCCTAGCTTTTCACATAAGAAAAACTGTAAAAATAAATTGTTATCTTCGTCAAGGTGTACTTTTAGAGTTTACGGCATCTACCCCCTCCTCTACTCCTTGCATTTTTAACATTAAATCAGTAAGAACAGTTAAAGGTATTTCCCTTCTTAATGAGGCACGATCTCCTTCACTAAATAATTTATTACCATTTTCATCTTCTGCTTTATTCATTATTACTTGCAAAGCGTACTCTAAACTTTCAGTATCATTAGCTTTGTTCATTCCAGCAAGTGTTTTATATATTGCTTCTCTATCCGCAATAGTTAAAGGCTTCCAGTATATTTCTAAAATTACTACATCTTCTTTTTTAATAATGTAACGACTGCGGTTGTCGATGCAAAATGCTTCTTTTAGCTTGTCAATAGCTCTTTTGTCAGCCATAAATTAATTTTTCTGTACTACTATAATATACCTTAATATTGTCTATGCGTCATAAACTTCTGTAACCTGTCTTAAAACCAGCAGATATAAAACCTTTGGTTATGTCATTTTTAAGAAACGCATTATGTTCTGTGTAAACCTTATACCAGTTTGGGTTGCGATCCCTAGAACTTAACTGATGTCTTTTTCCATGTTCTTCATAAGTTACTGGATTTCCTTGTGTATCGGGCATTGTGGCATTAGGTCTGTTTACAGCAAAACCAGCATATTTAGCTTCGTTTCCTATATATATGTGACTGTTTAAACCTATTGCTGGTATATCGGGTAAACCTGGTACTCTACCCGTTTTTCCTGGATATTCAACTGTATCCATAAACCATGTCATAGGTGCTTCTCCTGCACCACCTGTTGTTCTTTGTGCTCTACTACTTGGAGGAGAACATTGAACCTCATTATTATTTTCTCTGTCATTAAATTGACTTGGTAATTGCTGATCTTTACGTTCTCTTGTTTTATCTTGTGTAGGCTTTACAGGACTTGTAGATACTTTCCAGCTTTTAGCAAAATGACCTGACCACCACGGGCCATCACTTTGAAGTCCGTAAACTATTCTTGACGCTGCGTTGGATCTAGCAGTTTCGACTATTTCTCTTAAGTCGTCTGGTAATTGTGTTATGGGTCTTACTCTTCTACCCATTGGCACTAAAGTTGCAACTTACAACACTAAGAAAGTGGCTGTCACCCTCTGTAGTTACTGCTGTAGGTCCTACGATTTGTGTAACCCTAGGACTACATGAAAATTTATCTACATAAGTAGATGTATTAATAGAAGTTAATCCTGTTATCACTGTCTCTGATATAGCAGATGCAATGGCAGATCCTTTATGTGGAGGTGTCATTACACCGCATCTAACTGAACCTTGATAATACGTCTGGGCTGCTCCTTGTGGTTGAGCAGTAGCCTGGTTAAAGTTTATATTTACCATTACATATTTTTTATTTTTTCCTGGAGTAGTAAAAGGAGTATTATCAAAAACTACAGTTACACTTGGATCGGAGTCTGTAACAGCATCTTGTATGGCTGTTTCTATAGCTGCTCTTGCATTTACTAAAGTCATTAGAATACAATCCTCAAACGAAATAAATACTCTTGACCACCTTTTAGTGTTCTAATGTCCATAATTTTAGCAAATCTAGTTGAACCAGAAAAAGTTAATTTTACTTCGTCTTGAAGCACTGGTTGGCTATCTCCAATTTGGTCGGGAGTAATATACAATCTTGCAGTGTTTTCCTGAAATCCACTTTCCTCATCTGAATCAACAAATTCTATAGGAGTTTTGAAAGTATACTCAGTATCTACTGTGTGATATTCTCCTGTTTCATTATTGTAGCTAGATGTTCCTTTTCGTATATAAGTGATTTCATTATCTAAAGAAACCCCAAGTTCAGCAACAACTTGTTTTGCAATTTTTTTAAATGCTGCGTCTAATTGTCCTGCCATTATCCTCTAACCACCCTCATTTGAAAAGTTCCTGCTCCGCCTAACATATATGCTCCAAGATAACTTTGTAACCAAGGGTATTTATCCATAATGTTATTTACAGTTCCAGTGCCTTGACTACTTGTGTTGTATTTGACTTGTATATCTCCTAGTTTTACTTCTTCTATGTTTCCGTCTGTGCCAGTGTTGCCTGTCATAGCATCTGTTTCGTTAGCTAAAGCTCTAGCTAATTCATACTGTGCATATTTAATATTATTTGGAATAGTTGAACAGCTTAACTCAACTCTATCTACCTGATAATTTGTTCTTGGAAATTTTAACGCTTGATTTTCGTCACATCTATCTCCTTGAAATACAAAAGTATCAATCCATCTTGTAGCAGCTATTAATGATCTATTTTTCTGATCGTCTGTTTTATTAGTCCAAGTGCTTGACTCAGGTGCAGTTTCAAAATAACTATTAGCTTCTGTCAATGTGACATAACTATTAGCAGTTTCACTTTTTAAAG